TCTATTTTACTAACATGATTAGCTTCTTTAGCTTCTACCATCTTAATATGATTAATAACTTCTCTAATTTTGTTATCAATCCTAACCATATCGAGAGTATATCTACCCTCGTCGTTATAGTGCTGCTCCCACTGTAGTTCTAAGCCCCTCTTCTGTTTGTAAAGGGATTGAACGTGTGTTTGCATCATTAACCTCCTCATAGGTTATCCAAGTTTTACGTTTATTGTAAAAACTTGATTCTTCCCATACTATATCAGATTGTCCTACTTTGTCAACTATTGCATTATTAAATGCCTCATCGTTATCTTCACAAGTTATTTTAAACTTTGTGTAATATCCTCTGGATCTGATTTGTACAATAAAGGTGTTCATATGAGTTTTTCTTTCTACCATAAAAAAAGGGCGACCACAAGGATCGCCCTAATTTATTTTTAGTTAATCAAATGATTACGCACCTGGAGAACCGAACATACCTCTAGGGTCAGACCAGCCGAAGCTGTATCTTTCTCTAGCTTTGTATCTTACGTTTCCAGTATCGAAGTCACCTTCCATAGCTGTTTTGATCGCTGCTCTTACAAACATTTTCATTCCGTTTGGAACGTCAGTTTTGATAAAGAACGCATCTGGATCAGTTAAGAAGTTGTTAACCACATAACCTTGTGGAACCATTCCCATAGATCTGATTGCGTTGATATCATTGTCTGCAGTACCAACTCTTTGGTTAGACTTCATCAGTCTTTCCGCTGTAAATTGAAGCTCAGAAGGAATAATCATTTTTACTCCTCTAGCAGCAATTTTTAAACCACGTTCATCAGTAAACGCATTGATATCAATCAATGATTGTTCTAATGAAGTTTCGTTTAAGTCAGCTTGAGTTGACAATGTATTGCTGAAAGATCCAGCAATAGTAGGATGGTCAGTTGCCAATAAAGGTTTTCCATCGCCACCAGCAAATGATGTACTAAACGCATTGTTTAATACAGCCGCTGCTTTTACTTGTTTGGTATTCGCCATAGATCTTGCTAAAGCTTTTGTATATCTAGACGCTAGTCTGTCATACAAGTTGTCTTCAATCGCTTCTTCAGTGATTGCAAACGCTAAAGCAATAGTCTCGTGCGTATATCTAGCAGTGAAAGTTTCTTGTGCGTTGTCAAAAGTTACGCCAGATCCTTCTGGTTTAACTTGTGCATTCGCGAAACCTGATAACATTACTTCCTCTTCGAAAGCTCTGTCTGAAGTTTCTGTATCGAAAATTTCAGCATGCTGATTTTCATACCTTTTATATTCCAGGCCGAATAGTGCATTCAATCCTGGCTCTAGTTCTTTAACTAGTTGTCCTCGTGATATAGCCATAATTATTATCTCCTATTATATGCCTGTTGTTGATTTTAAGAAGTGTTCGTTGATAATTCCAACAACATTCACGTTCGCTGCATAAGTAGTTACGTTAGACAATTCATTGTTATTGATGTCTTTTGTAACGCCTAATACTCTAAATTGAGCAGTAGCAGTTGTCATGTTTGCTGAAGTAGTATCTACTTCTACTTTAGATACGAAGTTTGGTGAAGTACCAGCTGCATATGAGATATCAGCATTTAATCCGATATCAGCTATTACTAGCGTAGTGCTTGATTGAACTTCAAATCTTTCATATGGGTCGTCAGATACGAATCCAACAATATCAGTAGCAGTATTTGAAGCTGCTAAGTGATTTGCCCATCTTGGTTTTTGATCAGTTGCGTCAGTATAGAACACACCGTTAAGTGATCCTAATAGAACTGCAGTTGTAGTATTTGCTACTCCAATTGTACCCGTTGCTAAAAATTGCACTGGGTCATTTTGAAATATTGCACTTGCACTTGCAGCAATATTATATTCACTTAAACCTTGGTTGTCTCTATTCTGGCCAACTTTTCCGATCGGTCTAAAACCGAACGCTGCGTCTTGGTTTGCCATAGTTATTTACTCCATGTTTTAAGTTTAATAATATCGCATTACTTTGGAATCGCTAAAAAATTATTTTTTAGAACCACCAAAAGTTACACGACTCTGCCTCTCACTATTGAAAGGCATACTTGGGTGCTGATCCTTAAGTAGGTCGTTATTGACAGCTTCTTCTCTGTCTAGCGTTTGTTGCGCGTAATATTTCGTACGTGCATCTGCAACCTCTTTTGGTATCCTAGCCAGCGCTAGGCCTCCATGTCCAATTACACCTGCGTATTTTCCAGATTCAATTGTTGAAAATGTTCCTTCTGGATATTCGTCAGCTCTCACCAACTCCCATCCTGATCTTAGTTTACTAGATACGTTTTTCGTATCGTCAGTTCCTAATATTTCCAACCTGATCCATCGATGGACGTATCCATCTTTTGGCGCGGGTGCATCTAAACTTGATGGTGGAGTCCAAGTCGTAGGTCTCTTTTCAGATACTCTTGACTCGCTCGCACGAGGGGTCTTCATTTTATCGTTTTCCATATGCCTAAACCTCCTTCATGATTTTTATTTGTTTCGCATACTCTTCTAATGGCACTCCTAATTTTTTAGCGATTGCAACTTGAGAAGGTGTGAGTCTCACAGTTTTGCGACCTGGATTTACACTTCGCCTCGCTGAAGCTACTTGTTGTGTAGGCTTGGTCGTATTATTTTGAGCCTTGA